GGTTTGGATTAAACGGCCTGCCTTGTTCAAAGCGCGAATCGACCTCTTTACAAATGGCCGCGATCTGCATTTGGGTCAACGTCTGCGAGCCTTGCAGCGCCTCTTCTAAGCGCTCTGTGATGACGCGAGGCAGCCCTGCTTCATTACGCATGTGAACGTGCAAGCGCTTATCGTGGGGCGCGTTGCTCTTGACCATTGCGCCAATTAAAAACAATTGCTCGTCAGGGTCTACGTTTAGCGCGTGACTCCATTCGCTGTTCTGTTCTGTGCTTGCTGGCCAGATCGCAAAGGCAAACCGCGCACCATCGACTAGCGCGGTAGAGCCGCGCATCGCAGCTCGCGCATCGGCGGCCGTGCGAATGGTCTGCGAACCCTCTTTGCGCATGTGGTGGGTGACGATCACTGTTGCCTGCGTTTCGGCGCAAAGCTTGGCCATCTGTGTCCACCAATATTGCCCCGCCGTGGGGTCGCTCGTAATGTCAGCGTGAACCATCGCCTGCAGCGGATCAAAAATAATAAGCACTAGGCCTTCAATGGCACTCAACTGGTCAAACAAATCCTGATAGGCCTGCGTGATGTGCAGCCCACCGGAGTCTTGCTTGATGATCGGGAACACGCCGCCTGCGTCCGGCAGCGGGATAAGAGTCAGGTTTTCTTTCAGGCGCTCATACTGCTCTGGCGTTGTGATGGATTTCAAGCGCCGGTGAATTGTCCCTTGGGAATCCTCAGCGCTCAGGTATACAACCTTGCCAAAGTTTTTAATCTTGTTACCCATGAAGGTCGGCGCAACTTCGTGCCACTCGTTGCCCCCGCTCGCCACGTTTATCGCCAGATCGAGCATCATAAAACTCTTGCCCAAACCCCCTTGAGCGCAGAACAGGCCAGCGACACCCATCTCTGCTACACCTTCGATCAACCATTTCATCGGCGCTGGCTCTCCCATGTATCTCTCAAAAGACCAATCCGAAATCAGTAGTCTGGGCGGGGCTACAACTGTCGGCTTGGTTGGAAAATCAAACTCTGTCGGATCTGATCTGGGCTGCTTTGTCACGATGCCCTCTGTTTTGATCCTTGCCTTCAACGCCTCCAGTACGCGCAGATCGCCGCGCTTGCCGCGCTTGAGCTGATAGGTAGCCTTCTCAACAAACTGATCCAAGCCTCGACCATCGGCAGCTAAGCTCGCGCCGCGAGCCTTTACCGAGTCCTCATACTGAGGCCAGCCGCGCTCTACTATTTGATCTACAGTGGGCAGCGTGTGGTGTTCCTCAAAGTGGGCGAAAATCGTGCGCACCACCACGCGCACCATAAAACTTTCGCGCCCGTCCGTTGTCTTGAATGGATGATCGCCGCGCACACTCTCCTGCAATTTGTGGCCATACTCGGCGTGCATCGCGCCTGTCGTGACCTGATCGAGCAACCAATTGGGCGCATCGGTCAGCTCGTCAAAGTCACACTGATACAGCTCGCCGTTGCGATGCACTGAGCCGCCTGCCACCACAAAGCCGCCTTCGCCGCGAATGTCTATGCCTTGTCCCAACACGTTCGAGTCGGTCACAATGGTTGCGTCATCAGGCATGCGATAGAAGTAGTGCTGGCCGCCGCTCCCCGTCTTAGTAGTCATAGTCGATGGCAAATCCTCATTGGCCATCTGCAAGGCGTGCAAGCTCTCAGCGCCAGCCTTACCCTCGCCAATGTCTACATCGACCACAAACACCTTGCTGATTGCGCCAGTGATGATGCCAATGTTGTGGTTCTCGTACATGCCGCCGCGACCAAACCAAATCTCTAATTGGTCTGCGTCAATGGGCTTTGTTTGAAATCTTTTCCAGTTACCCACTGGATGCTTGCCAGGACTCGCGCACTTCGCACCGCGCTCGCAAGTGCATGCGCCAGCTCGTACCGCATGGCAAGGGTAGGGTGTGAGTCCCCGCTTGAAATAGGCTTGCGCCATTTCAAGCAGGCCTTTGTTGTCTGTCATTATTGTTTTTGCCCCGCACTGCAAAAAAAACGCCCCCGCCTCCGTCGAGGCGAGAGCTACCTAAAAACTCAAAACTCCTCAGCTTCCTCTACCTTGGCCTTCGGGGCTTTGGATGCTTTGGGTGCGGGTTGAGCTGCAGGTTCGGGTGCTGCCTCACCACCGCCAAGCTCAGCGGGTCGGGCAACAAATTTGACTAATTCAAAAGTCGGGATGCGGGTCGTGCCTTTGCCGATCTTGGTAGCCGCCGCCCCTGTGATCTTCACCACCGGCACAACGCCTTTACCGAACTCGGCCTCGCACTGGTTGTAAAGCTTTTTGATGAACTCGGTGCTGCCTGTCTGCGAGCTATTGAACTCGCGCACTGGCTCTTGCCCATCTTGGCCGAACATCGCTTTGCTAAAAAAGCTCACCAAAAATCCAGACTTCCACTCCTGATCCGTGTCGGGCTTTGCTGTTTGCTTATTGTCTGGCCAGATTTGCCACTCGCGTAAGCCCTCACCAAGCAACAACCAGCCCAACTGAATCCGCTCTACGTCAATGACCACTGGCGCCGACATTTCAAACTCAATTGCGCCATCGTCCGAACTCATTTCCCAAGCGTTGATGCTGGGCTTAAAACGAATGTACGGTTTAACCTCACCGCCGCTGCCAAAATTTAAAGGCATTTTCTTTCTCCTGTTATCGCAACATTTCTCTGGCGTTGCTTGACCAGCTAATCGTCAGTGTTAATAAATTTAGGTGTGCCGCCCTCCCGTAGGTACTGCTCGTAGCGCACCGCAATCGCTCTAATCTCATCGCGGTCTGCCATTGCCCATTTACAAATCAAGTTGAAGTCGTGTTCGTCATAGAGAAGCCACTGTCGAGCTGAGTCGCAAATTGTGCTGTTGACCCAGCCCAGCCCACGCATGTCGTTAAACGCTTGGACAATCACCGCAAAAAACAGATCGGCTTCCCGCGTGCGCATTGCTACTCAAGCAGCGGTAACAAATGCTCAGCCCCGCGCCAGTAAAAAGTAGACGGGTCATGCGGTGCGCTGCGCGTGAGCTGCGCGGGATCGTCAGAGAGCGACAGGTAGCGCTCTAAGCGTGCGGCCTGACTCTTGACCAGACCTAAGCACGCATCCATCTGCTCGCCAGTGATTTCGTGCCACACAACTTTTTTAGGCGTGACGTACAAAAACTTCACCGGACATTTTTTTGCCATCGCGTAGACGCTGGCTTGGATCGCGTGAGCCTGCGAGAACTCGGAAGGTGCGCGGCCAGTAGTCTTGAGATCAATCACCAGCGGGGCATCTTCGTAATAGAAGTCTAGAAACCCCTTAATGTGGATCGTGCCGGCCTCGCCTTCGCGAAAGCGACAGGACAATCCAATCTCATGCTGCACACTGCCATCTTGTGCGGGTGTTGGTTTGCCAAAGGGGCGCAAAGCACCAAGCGCAAGCGGTGTCATCGCAATAACTTCTTGGCGAAACTTGTCGCGATCCTCTAGCCCAAAGAAAAACTCTGAGCGCATGGCCGTATCAAACGCCTCAAGTGCTACGCCCACACACTCTTCATCGTCTGCGTCAGTAAACAATCCGTGCGATACGCCGGACTCGACTGCTTTGCCGCGCTCGGCTGCGCCCCCGCTTGGGAAACGCTCGTTCATCAAGTAGCGCACGCACCATGCACTCATTGAGCCTGCCGCCATATTGATCGAGCTAGGACTCAAGTGCTGAATACCGTGCTTGGTAAATCCATTATGTTGGTTGTCTTTCGTCACTTCATACACCTTTGGCCAAAAAATTGAGATAAGTTTGGGTTGCGCCCCAATGCGCTATAAGTGCAGCATCAGCGCGGCCATCGTCTTTAGCGCGTGAGAAATAATGTACTGATTCAGGGTAGAGCTGGATTGCTCGCAGCCTGTTGGCATCTTTGCCTTTGGCCACGCCCAGATCGCGTTGCCACTTCTGCGGCGTCACAAAGCTGTAGGGTATTTGCAGCGCACCTAATACACCGCGAATGATTCCGTAGCTCACGCCAAAATTAAACATGCTAGTCACGCCTTGGTTCGGCCGCGCCGAAACAAACTCTAAAAATGCGTGCGTGGGTTTTACTCGTTGCAAAATTTCAGCGACCTGATGCTCGTTAACTTGTCGCTTAGTTGTTTTTGACGATTGCAACGTCACTGTCGGCATGTCATGGCACACCAAAAGCTTTTGGCTCTGGTCAAGCACTGCAATTGCGCCACTTAGTCCGGGGTCGATACCAATAATTATCATTGTTGATTACGCAGTTTGCTTTTTTGGAGAACCGATAACCGCTGAAACCGAGCGTACCTTTGCCAAGATTGCTTTGGCTTGATAGCTATTCAGTATTTTGTTTGCGACTTCTTTGGCTTCAGGCTCGCCGCGCTCCGCAAGAACTTCAACCATGTTGATAGCAGCATCTACGTTTGCGTAGGTTGACCCGATTGCTCCACATAAAACAAGTGAAGCCCAACCTAAATCATCTAGCTGCTCTTGCCTAGTGACTTCGCTATCGTTCTTCATATTTAGTCCCCTGTAATGTATTGGTTGATTTTGAGAGGCAGCTCGCCTTTCTCAGACAGGCCAATCAAAGCGACTAAATGCCTCGACGGAATGCTGTCCCTGACCTTCCACTTCTCAATAACGTGGCTGCTAACTGGGCAACCGGCCTTGTGCATAAGCGTTGATAGGGCTGTAACCCCGCCTAAGTCGGTAATGATTTGTCGCGCATTAAGACGCATTTTTAATGGCATAAAACTCCTTAGTACATGTTTTGTTTAAAAATTTAAAGCCGAATTTAAGTGAATTTCACTATATGAACACTTAATATATTGAATAAAATATAAATTGTCACGGAAATTTTGTCTGTTAAATTAGGCGTTGTACCGATATTTTGTCCGGAACATAAAGGCTGTCACCGACAATGCTGCATTAACTTAGGAGGAAGTTGTGGTCACACACAAAACTCAACCACCGGCACTACCGCAGGCCGTGGCGAACGCAGTCAGCGACACCAAAGCTGAATTCGCAAAGCGGGTTTATAAAAGAATGATGGACAAAGGCTGGAATCAAAGCCAGTTAGCAAGATACTCAGGACTGCCACGCGACTCCATCAGCGTGTATGTGCGTGGGCGCAGCTTGCCAACGCCACAAAGTCTACAAAAGCTAAGCACTTGCTTGGGCTGCGCACCGGAAGACTTACTGTCCACCTATGCACAGGCCTCCGCTGAGATTCAGCCTACGCGTCTGGAGCTGCGCGAAATTCACGGCGAGCCGGACTACATGTGGATCAAGTTAAACGCGCGATTCAAAAAAGAAACGGCATTAAAAATTCTGATGTTGGCAGGGCAGGATGATGCTGATCTCGGAGGATGAAGCCGCAAAAAGGTTAGGCCGCAGCAAGCGCTTTGTGTATGAGCTACGAAAGCGCGGAGCAATTCGTTACTTGCCCAGCGCTGGGCGCGCAAAGGTAATGATTGATGAAGAGAGTTTGAACGCTTATATAAAGGAAAGTCTATGCCAAGAAAAACAATCCCCCCACGCATTGAGGAACGGGAGGGGTTCTACTACGTCATCCACAGCGAGTCAGGCCGCAGCCGCAGAACGAGCCTTCGGACAGATGATTTTTACATCGCGCAGCAACGCTTTCAAGGATGGTTAGCAGAACACGCAAAGTTTCAGAACACGCGCACACAACTTGTGTTCTCAAAATGCACTGAGCTGTACCTCAAGCAGCACGCTCACAAAGCCGCATCACCTCAGAGCCTATACTCGCTTTGCAAAATCTTAAACCGACATTTTGGGGATTTTGTCCTCACTGAAATCACTGCGCCGGACATACAAACATACGTCAAAGAACGCCTTGTTGGCATCAAGATTGAGCTGGCCGATGGGGGTAAAGAAACACTGTCACCAGTAAAGAGCGGCACGTTGCGCAAGGAGTTGACGATCATGCGTGCCGTGTTTAATTTCATGGCCAAACGCGTCGAGCCGAAAGAGCTGCGCGTGGACATTCGTGACCTGGCATTTGTTGAGCTGCCGCCAGCAGGCGCTCCGCGTGATCGCGTCTTTTCTGATGACGAGATTGCCAAAATTCGCCGCCTAATTAAACCGCCCTCGCCTCCGGCCAAGATGACCAGACTGCAGATTTACTTGCATTTGCTAATTGAAACCGGCGCTAGATCCACGGCGGTGCGAGAACTTGAATGGAGTCAGGTTGACTTAGAAAACGGTTTTATTAGGCTTAACCCTTTTGGCAGGCAGCAGACAAACAAACGCCGCCCGATCGTACCAATCAGTGACGAGCTGGCGCCGATCTTAAAACGCGCCAAAGAGGAATCGAGCAGCGCTTATGTCTGTATTACCAACGGCGATCTGCGCAAAACCTTTGAAAGATTTATGAAGCGCCACCAGTTTAAAGGCACTAGCGCCCATACGTTTAGGCATACTTTTGCCACGCGGCTTGCCCAAGCTGGCGTGTCTTTAGTCGAGATTAGTCAACTGTTGGGCGATCAGCTCACCACCGTTGAAAAGAATTATCTGCACCTCCAGCCATCCTTTCTGCGCCGCGCTATTAACTCATTAAGCACGGCTAGAATGTCTGCCACTGACCGTTGATTAACCTCCAAAGCAAAAAATAATAGAGCGCAATTGCGCTTTATTATTGCTCAACTTTTTTTGGATTTACCTATGGCGCTCAAATAATAGAGCGCAATTGGTGTAGGTTAACCAACAGACATACTCCATACAACACATCTCAAGACCCGCGAAAAGCCTATATTTGTTGTCTGCCAGACAATTTTAAATAAGCCCTTCTAAGGCGTGGGTCACTGGTTCGACTCCAGTCGGCAGCACCAGTTTTCCCTATGAAGTTTGTCTGTTGGACACTTTCGTTGCGCGTTTCGTTGCGCTGTAAACAAGCGCAACACTACTCTAGCATATAAGGCGTAGGGCGTTTATCAAAATTCACCATGCCTTACGCCTAGTTTTAGGCGTGGCCTCTGTCTTTCCAGAGTGTCAACCGTAAAGCTCGGTGTTCGGCTGGTGACCCTTATCAAAGCCCAGCCACGCTTGCTAAAGGCGCTAAAACTATTGCTTGCCCTCTACTTCGGCAATCCATTGTTGACAGGTTTTTGCGTAGGCTGCAGCTCGATCTGCTTGGGCGGCGAACTCAAGAAGAAATCGCGTAGCCTCAACTGAAAGTCGGGCGCTGGGGGCGCACTCTTTAATACCGGCGGGGGCAGCGGCGGCGGGGGACACACTGCCACCACTGGCGGCGCTGCTATGGGGGTCGCGCAACCCGCCAAGCTCATCAGCAAGACGCTGATTATCCAGCCTGACCTGATTAAGGTTCTGTTGGTACTCGACATGCTGCACCTCCAAGTTTGTAGCAATTTCGTTATGCGCACGCTCGGCTGCAAGCGCTCGATCTGCGCTGGCCTGCAAGGCCTGCAGCGCCTCGACCTGTATTTGCGCCAAGATCGCCTTGTACTTGGATTCCTTGTAGTCAGCCGTGATCCACCAGCTCGCGCCAGACCCCACGGCAAACGCCGCCCCCGCAGCAATCAAGATCAGTTTTAGGTCAAGCATCTGGTTTCTGCCATTTATCATCCACCACCGCGCCGCCGATATAAGCGGTCACGACCATGCCCACAAAGAGATAAAAGGGCGCGGCAATCGCTCCCAACGTGGGGCTTTCGCTCGCCGTAATCAGTAGCGGAAAAGCAACACCGCCTGCCATCGAGAGCCACGCCATGCGTCTGCGGTTCTTCCAGCGATCCATACAGTCTGTCCTCCTGTTGTCTTGTGGCCTGCGTTAGTTATCCTCAGCAGCAAAAAGCAAATCGTCTGCGCCTCGGTTCGCCCAGCCCCGCCCGTAGGTGTCAAAAATGGTGAGGCTTGCCCAGAACTTAAAGCGATATGCAATGAACCTGAGCAGCACATCGTTGTGTTCCATGCCATCGAGCGCGGCCTGACTGACCTTGCCCCACGCCCCGTCATCGGCCACTTTGACCGCACGCTGCAGAAAGCGGATCGCGTTGCCCTTGCCGTGGTTCACGGCCGCGTCAAACAATTGAAACTTTATTGACGGGTGCGCCTGCCCCAGCACTTCCCAATAGTCGCTGCGATAGATCGACTTAGCCTGCTCAAGGGTGAGCATCTTGATGTCAAGGTGCGGGTACGCGTGCGCAGCGATCCCGTACTTCGTGCCTTTCAGCTCGCCTGCGCCGACCTTGCCGCCCGTCCAGTTACCTAGATCACGCGAGTCATCCGAATACCCGCCCTCATGCCCAATGAGCCGCTCAAATGCCAGATCGAAATTCATCAGTGCTACTCCTTTGCCTTGCGGCGTTTTGGTGCAGGCTTTTCGCCTACGAAAAATTCGGCCACGGCTTTCTTGGCAGCCGGACTTGTTGCATATCCATAGGCCAGCGCCACCAGTGGCACAGAAATCGGCCCCGCTGGCAGGCTCGTCATTCCTCTGGCCATAAGCGGCACAAGTGCCAGGTCATAAAAGCCGGTAATCGCGTTGTATTCAGCGGTGTTTGTCTTAGCTGAATTGCGAGAAAAAGGCATGAGCATTTTTTGCAAGGCTTGTGCAAAATAGGACGGGACTGCACCGATCAAGGTGTTGGCAACGTCCTTCTCGTACTTCAGCCCCTCCACGGCATTAAAGATGGGGTCAAAGCCGCCGACAAAGCCTGAGCGCGAAAAGCCAAGCTTGAGCAAGTAGGAAAGCAGCTCATCCTCTTTGTCTTTCTCAGCAAGGCGTGCTGGGTTAAAGATCAGCTCGCGCAGAGTGCTGATTAGCGTGTGGCCAACATAGAGCGCCGCAAAACCTGACGCAATGCCAGCGGCCACGCGGCTCGTCTGCCCAATTGAGCCTGTCGTTTTGTACTCTTCCTGTATCTTCTTGGCCGCCGCCGCAAGATACTGGCGCTGAAAGGTGTAGGCAAAGCTTTGGATCGACATAATCAAGCGCCCAAGCGTGGTCTTGCTAATGGCGCTGGTGTCGGTAGGCTGCGGATCGAGAATGATCTTGCGTGTCATGCGATACAGCATGTCGGAGTAAAGCTGCCCCATATCGCTTTGCAATTCATCAATGGATAGCTTTTTGCCTGATAGCAGGCTTTCACCATTGCTATCTTGGTATTGCATCCATTCAAAAAATTGCGCCACATCAGAGTCCTGCAGCCCCATTTCTCTTAGATCACGCATTGCGCGGTCACGTTCGGCAGGCTTGAGGCTTGGGTCAAGGTTGGTCGAGATTCGATTGCGCAAAAAGCTTTGCGCTACGCTTAACGCGCCCACTGTCGTGTTCTTGAGCCAGCCGTGCTGCAACGTAAAAATAAAATACTTGGCCATGCGCTGATTCAGATTTGGGTCATTTAAAAACTGACCACCTTCGCGGTTGGCCAAGGCCTGATCCATGTAGGGGTTGCCCACAAGGCCAATGACTTCAGCAATGAGTTGTCGATCTCTAGCTGACGCTGTAGGCAAGAAGTTGGCGAGCGAAATGTAAAGCCCTCTAAATCCTTGGCGTATGTCGCGGGTCTGAATGGCTGCGCCCAGCGGCTCGGCAGCGGCACTCATCACCGCACGCCCAAGCATGGCCATGATTCCGTAAGCCTGTATTTTGGAGATAACCTTGCCAGTTGCGCCTAGAGTGTTGTCGTGGCTGCGGCCGGTGAGTTTTTCAATAGTCTGAAAAATGTACGCAACATCGTCAGGCAAGACACCTTGCTCGTACAACTTGCGCTTAGCATCGGCCATGTCCATGCGCCCAAAGCGGCGCTCGTACTCGGCTTTGTTCACAATCTTGGGGATGTAGTCGTTAATGAGCGACACCACATCGGTGTTTAAGTAGTCGCGCATTAGAACGTCTGCGCTGGGCGGCAGCACGCGTCCCTTTAGAAACTCTGCATCAGGTGAGTAGCTGTTGTTTGCTTCGGCCGAACCGACCCATGCCTCTTGCAGCCACGTTGCAGCACGCAAATTGCCATCTACGGTTTTGATAGCCTCATACACGCCATCAATTAAGTCTAGCGCCGCCTCCATTTCTTGCTCGGCAGCCGCCAGTGCGGCATCAGGGTCTTGTGCGTTCGGGGCAGCATTTAGTGAGGCAAGCGCTTTCTTGTAAGCTTTAACCGCATCCTTTATGTCATCGGCCTCAGTCTGGCTAAAGCCCGTTGCGTGCATGGGCAGTCGCTTGGGCTTAATCCGTAGGATTTGCAGCGCACGCGCAAGCAGGGATCGCGCAATCGCATCGTCTGAGCGGAAGTCCTCAAACTTTGTGTCAAACATTTCGTTGTAGACGCGCTCGGCCGCCGCTCTGAACCCATCACCATCGGTCACGATCTTGGTCATGTCGTACATGCGAGGCAAGTAACCGTTGGGCGCGTAGCCCATCTTCAGGCCAGCGTTATCGCCGTAATACCAAAGGTCGTTGAACAGATTGCGAATCTTGTCGGCAGCCTCCGTGAGCTGCGGGTACTGCGCCATCGCGGCCAGCGCTGGCAAGCCTTGGTCGGGCTGGCTGACCAACATTCTGCGCAACACTTCTGTGCCATTTGCATCGAGCTTATCAAGCTTGTAGCGCTTTAAGATTTCGCCAAAGCGAGCGCCAAACTGATTGATCGCTTTGCTGCGCGACTCTTCAAACGTCAGGCGGTTGTTTAGGTTGGAAGTGCCAGGATCAGTGGTGAGCCTGCTGACAATATTTTTGATCGTTGGGCTGTTGGGATAGCGTGCAATCATGGTGAGCAAACCACCGCGCTCAGACCACAGAAAGCTGCGCATTGCGTCCTGATACAGCAACACCGCGCCCTTGGGGTTTGGCGCACGCTGATCGTTACGGCTGGCCTCGGCCTTTAAATCCTTCCACGCATCGACCTCGCGCTGGATGATGCTGCGGCTATCGGGGGTTAAGCGCAACATTTCAAACGGGTCAATGATGTTGGCATCTACAGGCTTGGTCGCGGCTGGCGCCCCCGTCTTGTTTAGCACTGACTCGGCACGCAACGCATCAAAGACTGCTGACCATGCGGCGTTAATCGCATCACGATCGGCCTGCTGCGGATACGCATTTTGCATGTAATCCACGGCCTGATTGTTGTAGGCCGACAAGCTCTTGGTAAGTGCCTCGGTAGAGCCGCCCAGACCCTCTACGATGGTCGAGATATACGTTTCAAAAGACCGCGCAATCATCTCGGTAGGCTGCAGAAAGTAATCGTCGTTGCCTAGCTGCTTGACGCGCTTGTAGTATTCGCCCTTGGTTGAGCGCAGCTTGGAGTTACCGGCGCGAATTTCATCGAGCTGGCGCTGAGCTGTGGCCTGTACTGATGCTGATTGTGAAGTCGCGATCTTGCGCTCAAGCTCCATGATCTTTGCAGCGTTAAGCGCTTGGTCAAAAAACAGCGTGTTAATCAGATTGACGTAGGCCGCCTCGCTTGCGCGTGCGCCTTGGGGTGCAATGCCTGAGTCACGAATAAAGTATGACAAGCCATTGCCGCCGTGGGTGCGGGCAAACTCAGCCTGTAAGTAGAAATCCAGCGCGTGACCCCACTCATGCGCAAAGCTGTTGGTGCGGTTTGGCAGGCCAACAAAAGCGCCTGTCATTACCTTGCCGTTTGGCAGCTCCTTTGTGCCACGCGCTTGCAGCACCAGACCTTGCGGGTAGTAGACCGCAAAGTATTGCTGCTTTTCCATGTTGACGATACCAAGCGTCTTTTCAAGCCCAATGGTTTGCATCGGCAGCTCAAGGGCTGCGACCATGAATTGCAAGTTGCGGTGCAAGTCCAACAGCTCATCGACTGCTTTACGCAGGCTAACGCGTGGCGTGTTGTCCACAAAACGCAAGCCAAACTGGCTCACCATCAAGTCGGCGAGGATTCTGTACTGGCGCTCGATAGGTAGATTGTTGGCTACCGCTGGGTCGATCCCCGCTTGCGCAAACGCGTCACGAAAGAAACTAGCTCGGTTGGTAAAGCTTACCGCTGTGACGAACGCTCCGACTCTTGTTCCGCGCGTATTCGGGTAATTGCTGCCTTCCCCTCCCGAAGTAAGATCGCGTTGCCCATCTGCCTGCCCACGGCCACCCATGCCTGTGCCGCCTTGAGTTGATCCTCCAGCGGGTCGGTCTTGATTATTGGCGGCAGCTCCATCTGTGTCCTCAAGTGTTAGCTCATCAAGCGTTTGATCGTCTAGCGTACCGGCTTGGGTTGTGGCAGGCTCATTTTGCGGCTCGCCCCCTTGCGCTTGCCGATCCTCTCGCTGAGCGCTTGGAAATAAGTCTTGCCCGTTGTCGAGTCCACCGCCTTGTTGCCCATCTTGTTGGCGATTGCCTGTAGCTGGGGCAGCTTCATTGTTGTCCCCACTGCCCGAAACGCCAGCGCTAGGTTGTCCAACTGTAGATCCGTCAAAGAGAGATCCGGTGTCGAGTCCATCTCCATTGTCATCTTCCTCTAGTCCTGTAAGTCGATCATATTCCGTACTGACCGCCGTGGCTACTTTGGGGTCAGTGATTCCGGCATCCTCAAGAATCGCGGAAATGGTGTCAAAGGCCGCCAACGCGTCCGGCTTGGGTACGCGGGGCTTTCTAGGCTTCTTGGGCTTAACTACCGGTGTGCCTGCGGCAGAGGTAGAGCCTGCCGACTTTGATGCAGTAATGATCGAGTAGTCTGTGTCGTAAGTAAATTTTGCAGGCGTGTCCGATGTGAGCGCCTCAAACACTGGCTCACCTCTTACATCGCGCAGCCCCATAATGACTTGCTGCACCCTTTTGTCGGGCGATACCAAAAATAGGCGGCTTGGGTCTTGATCGCCAAACTGCGCATTAAAGCTGGTGTACCCCATGCGTAGAAAAAACTCGGCAGCATCAAGCATGTATGGTGCTTGGAATGAACCCGTCACGCCGTCAATTTTGATGCTTTGCGGGGTTGTTGTCGATTTATTACCCTTGCCCGTAATGTACTTATAGCCCTGCACAACGCCGCGCAATTGGCTGGCAACCGCGTTTGCATCAAACGATACAAAGGCACTTTCCGGTGCGCTATTAGGCTGCACCCTGCGCCAGTCTGGAAACTTACCGTCACGGATTAGGTTGCCATCACGCCCAACAACGATGCTGGGGTATGCGTCCATGCTCTCAGGAGCTTGATACCAAGCAGATGCGTCCATGTTCTGCACGATCGCCATACGATGACCGTCTGTCACGGCCACAATCTTAGTGTTCGGCTCGATCAAAATGCCGTTCAGGTAATACCGAATGTCCATATTGCCTGCGATCTTGAAGAGCGCATTGCGATAGGACGTATCGTTTTTTGCCGCTGCAATCTTCTTTTCAACAGGCGCGACTTTGACGTTGAAAATATTTTCGACAATTAGCGTGTCTTGGTTCTTGGCTGGCACTGGAGCAGTAAACGCACGCGACAGGAAAATAGCTGCTGCCGCGTCATAGGTCTTAGTGGCTTGCTCGTCGGTCTGCTGGGCAATCTTGCGATTTGCCGCGCCGCCTGCGCCTGTCGAATAGCTCAGCTTAAACACGCCACCTTCAAAGCGCTTTAACTGATCGGCTACGGCGGGATCGTTCGCATCAACCGTGCCTTGGGTTCTCGCTGCAGTTGGCTCGGCCGCGACAGTTGTCGTTGCGGTTGGCTCGGCTGCGACAATTGTTGTCGCAGTTGGCGTACCAAGCGAGTTAATTAGCTCGCGTGCCTGCAGCGTAAAGTTGCCCTGAATGTCATCAAACTTTTGCAGCAAGTCACGGCCGCGCTCAGACAACACAGGCGCGTTATCCACCACCTCGACCATGTTGTTTTCCATCAACCAAGACTTGACCGCCTGCTTTTGCGCCATGTACAGGCCTTCGCCTGAGCGCTGTAGCCCAATATAAATCTGGTCGATCTGCTCGTCCGTGAGCTGCGGCGTTTGTCCAGGCTGCGGGTCAGTTGTTGTGGTTGTTGGTGTAGTCGTTGTGGTGGGTTCTGTGCCGTTTGCTTTAGCCTGAATATCTAAGGCGTTTTTGTAGCCCTCATAAGCGAGCTGCGCCAAAAACCGTCCAGCATCGTCTTTCTCGCCCTGATTTAAATCAAGCTTGCCATCTGTAATGGCTGTGAGCATATCCCCTCTATTTGGCGGCCGATAAAGTTTTTTGTTGCCAGACTGATCGCCCCCAATTTGCTCTGTATAAAGAGGCAAAACAAAACGATAAAACGCATTTTCCGCTTGATTAACAACCATATCAAAGTAGCCGCTAAGCATATCGTCAGCGGCTTTCTTGCCATCATTTGCGTAGACTTCGTTGTAGCGACCTACAATTTGATCGTATTGACCCTCAGCCTGCCCCTGACTAAATTCTCTTTTAGCAAAAACCGTTTGAGCAGGTGCGATTGCAAGAATATTCTTGATGATCTCTTGCACGCCTACGTCATCACTTGGTTGCGGAGCAGTGGGTTCAACAGGCGTTGTCGTAGCGGCAGGCGTGGTCTGTTGCTGGCTGCCCAGAGCTGCGTTAAACACATTAAGCGCTTCGTCTGTACCTTTAATTCCATTAAGCTGCTTGAGAAGATCAGCTCCCGCTGGGGTTAGCGTAAGTTTTCCCGCGTTGCCACGCAAAACAAAACCGCTCAACATATCTCTGGTTTCATCGCTTAGGTCTTTAAACCGGCGATAAAAACCATTTGATATGTCTTGCAGCGCAACGTAGCCTTTTAAAAACTCTTCGCGAGTCATCGCTGCGGAGGCAGGCGTGGTAGTTGTCGCAGTGGTTGTCGTTGCGGCTGGGTCAGGGGGCGTTACTGCGGCGGCCGGTGCATTGGCAGCGCTGGCGTTCTTAGCCACGGCTGCAGCAACCTCGCCATCCATGTCATCGTTGTTTGAATCTGGATCAAGACGCGCCAACAGCTCACGGCCAAGCTGAGTAAGTTGCAAGCGACCATTCTCGCCAGTGGCCGTTGCCATGCCGTTGTTGAGATACCAATCCCGCTCTTCTTCTTTGACCGTGCCGTTTTCGTCAATGCGTCCCAAGCCAAAATAAATATTTACGGCAGACGGTTGCGTTTGCGGCGCAGGCGGCTCAGCGCCGGTAGTGGGCGCGGGAGGATTTGCTCGCCCAGCATCCACCTCGCCTCGAAAGCTCATTAGCAAGCTGCCGATGCCATCGCGCATCTGCTGGTCATTTAAGCCACTGCCTGCCAATTGATAGAACTGCTGCGTAAACTGCTCGCGCTCAGGGTCAGTAAGGTTGCCCCATGAGTATTCAATCGGCAAAATGATTTCGCGCCCTTCGTAGACGCTTTTGGCCAAGTCGATTTGCTTGGTTTTATCTTCCGCAGACAATTGCTCGTAAGGCGTGGGCGCTGGGGGCGTTACCACGGCATTAGGATCGACCACTGGTGCATTGGGATCAACCACTGGCGCGTTAGGATCGACCACTGGCGCATTGGGATCGACAGGCGTAACGGCCGCTGCAGCACCACCGCCACCTTGATCTTCAGGCGGCGGGGGCGGGGGCGGCGTGGCCGTACCAGTAGGCGGCACTAAGTCATCAAAGTTTATCGGGCTGGCCACCATCTGCGCATTGTCAGGGCTGAGCCGCTGCACGGCCTCGCGCTGAGCTGATTCAGGTGAGAACCCCATCTCTTGCAAGTCGGCCAACAGCGCACGGCCTAGCGCTGTGTCGGGTGCAATCGTTGGCTCAATGCGAGATTTATAAAACTCGTTTGCAGCGCTGACACCCTTCGCACCACCGGCCATGAGTCCAGTGACAAGCAATGTTTGCAAGAATTGCTCTTTAAACGCATCGCGAATTGACTTCTGGTCTTGCGTGAGGCCTGCCTCAAGCTCAGGCTTGTTTTGCCCAAAGCCTGTCATTGTTTCCGTGCCTTGCTCTGCAAGCCCAGCGCCAGCTTTCTTTGCCACGTTGGTGAGCGCGTCTACCTTCATGCCGCGCATGGGGGCTGCAAACGCTTTTAAGAAGATAAGGTTTGACGCGGCCTCTGGTATGGCCTCCCAAGCGCCAAACTCTCTTGCTGCGCCCATGAATTGATTTTTGGCTGCGCCCCACTCATCCTCGTTTAGCGGCCTGCCGTAGAGTTTGTTGGATTGCTTATCAAGGTTCGTTTTGACGCGCGACAGAAAATCATCAACGCTTGCTCGGTAGCTGGTTGTGGCGCCTGCACCAAAGCTCGCGGCCACGCCTGCTATTGGGTTGGCCGTGAGTGCTGTAGTTGCCGCTCCAGCCGTAGCAGAGGCTACCAGTGTGACTAGTGAGTAGCCAAGCGACTCACCAATATTGCCCAAGCTCTGATAGTTTTTATCTATCTTGGTGTCAGGCTTCTTTGTTTGCGTAATGACATAATCCAAAAAGCCATCATCTTCAGCCTTAATATCGCCCCCACGAATTGCGCGCGCAATAGTATTGACTGCAGCGGCAGGGGCTTGGGGCAAACTCTCAGCCGCCACTACAGCGCCCTCGGTCAACGCGGTGAGAGCTGGCCTGCCTTCAGGGTTTAAGGTTGGTCTAGAGCCGCCAAAGCGTTTAAACACGCTATCAATTGATACACCTTCATCCTGTGCAATTCGACGCGCAGCAAGCTCGTTTGATGCGCGATCACGATTACTACCCAAATTAAAGAGTTGGCCAAGGCGCTGAACAAGGCTTGGCTCAAACGCGCTCATCACAGGCACAGACTCACTAGGAACTTGAGATTGTTGCGGCGTTATTGCAGGGTCTTGAACCACAGTAGGCTCACCGGCCTGCTCCATGATTGCCGCAACATTATCACTAGAAGCAGAGAGTGCCGCCTCCCCACCGGCACTCTCGCTGTTTGCTGCAGCCGCAGGAGAGGACACAACGCCTTGGGGAGGGGCTGCCGCATCTATTAAATCGTCAAACGAAATTGCACTGGCCGCTGGCGCACCGGCCTTTGGCACAAGGTCATCAAAGCTAATGCCACGCGAGCGCCTACGCTCAGCGCCAGTGGGTTCTGGTGCATCCGTGGGGACAGGAAGCAAATCCGCAAAGCTGATTGCCATTACAAGCCCCTTGTATCAATACCATTGTCTTGTAAGCGCTTAATCACTGCCTCACGCGGTGCGCCATCGGCAATAGCCTTACGCGCATTTTGTATGGCTCTCGGATCGACCTTGAATTTTGGTGCGACAGGGGTAAATGCGTTCGGATTATTTGCATCAGGCACGCGCGTGACCTTGTTGTTAGCGCCAAAAATTGATGAGATACCAGTATTAGGCGTTTGCTGCAAACCCATCAGCAATCCATCTTGCAAGTCTTTAACAACAGACTCCAAAGCCAGTGACGGGTTCTTATATCCAGCGTCAATCAAATTAGCGTCTTGCGTGCGGCGCGCTGCTTCAGTGATGATCGACAAACGCGCAGTAGGATCAAGCTTAATACTTAAATTCTTAGCTATTGAATCCGTTTGCTCGCCTAGCATCTTCATAGTGCTAGCCGTAACACTTGGTACGTTGGTTGGAGTGCGATTGCTTACCACCGACCCATCAGCTTTAAGCTCAAAATTTAGTTCTGCCAATGCCTCACGATTTTTAGCTCTGGCTTCTTCAACTTTAAGTTCTTTCTCGGTCATCTTTTTATATTGCAGATCGAGCTGTTCAAGAGCTTGCGTGCCAACTAGCTTTTGACGCTCCATTGCACCCGCGTTAGACGCACCTTGCACCGCTAACTGGCGATCTCTTTCGTTTTTCTCAAACACATCCTGACGCGCTGTGCTGAGAGCTGTGTTCTTACTTGGCAACAGACCCATCAAGGGCAGAAAGCCCATGCCTGCGTCTGCATCGCCAGCGTTGACCTTATTGAGATAACCGCCTTGGCCAAGCACGGTTGCAAAGTCTTTAATGTTGCCGCCACGGATGAGTAGCTCTTGCATGGCTCGACCAATCTGGTCGTTTGGCGATACTTGGTTATTAGTAAAGATTGACGAAACACGACTATCTTGCGGGGGCGCGTTCAGGCTGTAATCAAACGGCTTGTCGCTCGCGTAATCGGTGCGCAACGTAGGCGTGCTGGTTTGGCCGCCGCTCAGAAACAATGCAGCCAATGCTTCAGGGTTCTGGCGCAAAGCCATTGCTTGATCGCGAGCTGCCATCGTCTTTGCTTGGTTCAGGTCGGCAGCGGATTGACGCTGTTGATTCTGTGCGCCAAAGTTTTGCAAATTGCCCAGCTCGGAAAACATTTGACCAAGCCCAGCATTGCTAAAGCCACTGTTTGAGCCAGCCAAAATGCCACTTCTGTCCATCGGTGCGGGTGCGTAGTATGGATTCTCGCTCATTATTTAATCCCCAATCCTCTAGGTAAAGTCAATCCAGTTTCACCACCGGCAAAACGGTCTAAGCCAAGCGATCCATTGGTCTGCATTTGCCCATCGAGCATGCCCGACTCAGGCGCTCGCAAACCAAGGCGGCTAAAGTCACCCTCTGGCATTAAGTTAAAAGTGTCACGCGATAACCCGTAGGGGTCTGCGCTTGAGTTACCAAAGCGCCCAGAGTTGAAGTACAGGTCAGCGCCGCGAGCGCCAACCTTGAGAAGATCACCCAACGGATTGCGCATCGGAGCTGGCGGTACATCGCTAACGTAGCGCTCGCCAATAAAGGGGCTTGTCGGCCCCGCATACTTCTCAGCGACAAAGGAAGGCGATTGCGCAAACGTATTTTCAGCACCAGCCGTGCGTTGCGAGTTAAGCGAGAAGTTGCGCAAAATATCTTGGATCTGATTGTTGCGCCGCTGGCCAATAATCGAGTCAGTAAACAATTGCCCAAAGCTTCTAACACCAGCCAAGTTGTTTGCATCAGCGTTGGACAGATCGCGCTGAACCGCGCCCATCGCGGCCTGTCTGTTTGCTACTGCGTCAATTGCGGAAGGATTTGCTCCTGGCACTTGCGGCTTAGGCTGGTTAATTGCGTTGAGAAAAACCTGAGCCATTTCGTCTTTCTTGCGTGCGAGCTGATCCTCGTAGCCACCATACAGGCCAATCGAGGCATCAACGGCTGCAGTGCTGCCACGCGCTAACTCCTGTTGTCGTGCGACCTCATCTTCAACCACGGCAAGCTGCAGCGCGGCAATCCTCTGCTTGTCTGCAATTGACCCTGCTAGGTTCTTGCGCTCAATGGCAAGCGCCTCTGCAAGGTTGCCCGACTGAAACGCTTGCGAGAGCTTTCGCTGCTCGGCGTTAAACGCAATTCCCTTTGCATTGTTTTCGGTAGAGGCGCGAAGCGCATCAATCGAATTCCTTGTTTGCACCATGCTGTTAAGCATCGTGCCAAGCTTATCTATTCCGTAGACAGAGGCTTGACCCGCAGTAAAACCTGATTCGGCCATGATGATCTCCTTAGACTACATTGCCGGTTTCGGTTGCTGGGGCGCTGTTAAACAGATCAACGCCTAATGGCTTATCTTTCTTGGTGTAAGCGCTCTGACCGTCACCAGTGCCTTTTGTGAGAGCAGAGATAAGCGTCTGCAACGGCGTATACGATGGCGCGGTAGTAAATCCTTGCGCCTGTGATGATGCAAGCGAACGAATCGCTCCTGAGTCTGCAAGCTGCGCGTTTTGCGCAACCAGATTCCCACGCGCTGATTCGATGGCGTTTCGCGCTTGATTTGAATACTGGTTTGCCTGATCCTGAATTGAGAGCAAACCTTTGTCGTACTGGCTTTGCACATCTGCCATAGCTGAACCACGAACAGAGCTGTTTAGGTTGCCCCCGCGAGCCAGTGACCGCACCAGACCTTGCATGGTGCTTTTGTATTGCTGATCGAGTTGTGGCGTCGCGTAATCCGTGTAGTTTTTTGCCCTGTTGGCATAAAAATCATTATTGAATTGACTAAACACCTCGTTGATTGCGTTATTGCCCTCTGCAATATTTGCCTGCCGCCGATTCTCGGCCTCACGCACTCGCGCAGCCTCGGCCTCGGCCACAGCTCGCTGCTGGTCGTACAGGCTTTGAGTTTGATTCATTCGCTCTTGCTCAAGAGCGCGAGTCTGATTAGCCTGCTCTTGTTGAAACGCTCTATCTTCTGCAGCACGTTGTTGCTCGGCGGCGCGGTTTGCAGCGCCTTGCTCTTCTGCAGCATCGCGAGCTGCAGTGGCCTGCATGTTAGAGTTACGCACTGCCACGCCACCGCCAACCACGGCTAACGTGGCAATAGTTGCTGATACCGGATCACACATGATTTACCTCGCAATCTGTTTTCAAAACGCTGCCGTTTGATATAAGCCAAAACGGTATAAATAATTCACCCAAAACGCCGTGTGGCGTAGGTTCGCCTAAGTTAAAACCTAACCACTGCAGCCACTTTTGAGCCTGCACATTCTTTTGATGAACATAATTAAAAACAATGTCGCGACCATCTAGCAGCTCACGCACATAATCTCTGTTACCCCGCAGCAGGCGCTTGGGAAACTTTGCAGCCTCATCGCTGGCCAGCATCCAGACAATGCCCACGCGATCCGATTGCGCACTTGGGTAAACGCCTGCAATGGCTGCAACAGAGCCATCGTCTAGCAACCAAGCATCAGAGCGTATAGAGCCTTCTACGGCGCTTAAAAGAGTTTGCTCAGGACACAAGCCACAAGCTGAATAAATCTCGTCACGGTCTGTCTGACGCAGCCGTGGGGCTAATTCGCGAGCCATGTCCATCGTGGCGCTTACGCGGTTCAGGTTCATCCTTGTGAACCTCCCGTATAGTGAATAAACACCGCGCCAATCTTGGCCGCTCCTTGCTCGGTGCAAGTCATCTTGATTGCCAAGTGTGTTGAGCGAGCCTGAAAAGACACGTTGCCCTTAGCCATCGTCGTTTCTTCAACAGTAGCCACGGTTTGCACGGCCTCAATATTGTTTGGGTCTGTGGCGATTTGCACCGTCCAGACGCCCTGCAAAGCTAAATCCATGCCTTGCCACTCTTTACTTGTGGCGGGTGTCGTTGCAGAAACAAAGGGAATTACTGCGGTGACTGTTGAGTTGTCGTATTCGTTGCCGCTTTGGCCGCCGTAAAGATAAAAGTTTGAATCATCGCCACGGCAATACAGGCGCCGACCAATGATTGCCCAATCGGTAATTGAGAATGGCAGCTCGTAGACGCTCCAAGCGCTGACCTTGCTGGCAGGAAAAAAGCTAAACACATACACTTTTTTGCCGATCGCCAACATGTAGCGCCCGTCACGCGGCTCAAGCACGGCGCAGGCCGCGCGTGCCGTGATCCGGCTTGATCGAATCTCGGCCAGCAGCAGCTCGTCCACAGGGTTGCCAATGTCGGTACTAAAGGCTGCGTTGGATGAGTCGCGTGCGCGAATGGATCGAATCCCGCTCTCGCTCAAATACAACACATCGCTATCGCCAATCTCTTGCACAGAGCGCGGGGCGATTGCCCCAGTGTTATTCAAGACTTGCAATTGCTGGTTAAGCGAGGGGTCAACGTCCACAAACCAAATCTGAACCGTTCGCTCGGAAAACACCGCAAGGTTGTTCTGGTAGTTGGCAATCGCTGTTAAGCGCTCGCTGCCCTCAGCGTTCGTAGACAGGTTAATAAAGCCTGCGTTGGCCGTGCCGTTAATGTCCAGTGCATCCTCAATCTCTGAAAAATGCAAAAGCGATCCGGCCGTTGAGTAAAGCTTGGACTTAGAGGGCTTGGCATACTCGCTAGGCAAATAGGTTTCACTGCCGGCCGGTGTGGTGACAAGCGCTAGGCCACCTCCAAAGTTTGCCGTACTGGCCGGTGTCGTTGTCACATTGCCAGTATTGGTAATGGTCAAAACATTACTGTTGTTTGCCGTTCCGGCATCGTTTGCCAGCACGTTGACCACTGCGCCGTTTGCCACGGCTCGATATTCAGGTGCGCTATTAAATTCGTTAATCGCATTAGCCACTAGCAATGCGGTTGCTGCGTTATTTCCAGTGTGTTGGATTTTCTCATCCATGAGTGGAACACCAGACACGGTAAGCGCTGCAATAGCGTTATCAACACCACCCGCAAAATTGACCACTGAGCCTATCGTAAAGCTGCCGGTCACAGACGTATTGAGCGCCAATCCATTGAAGGAAGAGCCGGGGGTTACTGCGGTAATTGTCACCACATTACTCGCAGCCGTTGCCGTGAAGTCTGGGCTGCCGACAAACGAATTTATCGAAGCCGCAATCAAAGCCGCCGTACTAGCGTTGTTGCCGTTGTGCTGCACGGCGCTATTCATAATTGGTAGCGTGCCTGCGCGAATAAACAGAATACGATCCGCTGCAGTGTTAATGCCGCCTGTCACAGTAAAGCTCGCAGTCGCGCTTGTGCCACCAGCCGTGCCGCCAGTAATCGTAAAGGACGTTCTTGCACGCGCCTCTACAAACTCAGCGTGTCGCGTGCCATTGTAAAAATGGTAGATCGACCCATCGCTGTAGCTTGCAATCGCGTAGGGCTTACCATTAAAAGCCGTGGAGTGGATCACGCCAATCATGGCTAGACCCGTTGGGTGCTGTAAGCGTTGGTAAATCAAGTTTGCTGGTGCGCCTGTTGGGAAGGTCACGGACGCAACAGAGCCAAATGTGTAAAGCGTACCGCCCACAGACACAAGCCCAAAGGTGTCTGCGGGAAAAGCCATGCGATTTACAAAGGCTAGACGCTTCTCAATTTCGCCCCCGCGATTGATGTGCGCGTTGGTCAACGTGAGCAAACTGCCTGGCACAGAAAGCACCGGCAGCCTGCGAGAATCGAGGCCACTTCTAAAATCTTCGATGATGAAGTAAGGCATTACGTTTGCTGCACGGCAATGATTTTTAGACCGCGCACGCGGCGAGTCGGCTCGTCATCACTCAGGCTAAACGTGTCGCTGTTTGATGAACGGCCTTTAAGCCTTGCGTAGTGGCGCTCGGCCATTGAGAGCTTGAGCTTGGCATCGTCTGCCTTCTCGCGGCTCAGTATCTCGGCGGCACTAAACAACACCAGCAAGGTGTCATCCAAGTCGGCCTGATCGGCTTGAGCCACCAGTGGCCGCAGATTGCGCTTGCCTGTTAAACGGATCGCGCCTGTCTTTGTTGTAGCGCTCGCATCCTGACTAGGAATAGGCCAAATCTCAATTTGATTATTCTCATAAGGCTGCCAGCGATACACAGGCATAGAGCGAATGTCTTTGTCAGAGTCAAACTCTGAATAATGTTCGCCATGAATACCGTATTCAAGGGGCTGCCACTGATCGCCCCACTTAAATTCGACGCGCTCGATGCCTTCAAGCTTCATGTCGGCAGGCAAATCGTAATAGCGCTGTCCGTTTTGCGTGAGCAAATCACGATCTACGCGCAGAAACGCCCAATCGTAGTCATCCCACAAACGCCGCTGTTGGCGCTGCAACACCTTGACTAGCACCTCGCGCATCGCAGTGCCTAAGTTGGCCTGCAGAGAGTGACCGGCCTCGGCACGCAGATCGTCAATCAATTCACCCAACGTCACGTTCCGTGCCATGTCACACTCCTTGGTTTACATACTTACTCGTTACTAACTTGCTCGTCTGACTCAACTTCCAACGGCTGCGCTGCACTCTTGCGACGTTTCTTGGCAACACCGCTATGAGTAGTCAGGTTTCCGATAATGAAATCCTCTGGAATACCCGAATCCTCAATCTCGGTTGGCAGTGTGCCAGTAGCGCCTACCGTGTCACGCACCACAAACTCAGGATTGCGATAAATCTGGATCAAGCGCTCGCGCTCTTCGGTATTGCTCATCGAAACCGAATGAGTCACTTCGATGTTGCGCACCGCATCATCGCCATGCACTGCACGCAAGATCATCAGCTCAGGGATCGTTACGCGCTCTTTCGTGACAGTCATGCCTACGTCACCACCAATCGCAACACTACAGTTACAAATTTGCATGTTTTCTCCAATATGCAAAAAAGCCGCCACCTTGAGAGGCAGCGGCCGGTTCATTTAGCCATTAGCTAAATTGGTAAACGCCGTGGCAGTTGAGCTGGGTCGCGGCAAGCGCACCAGTCGTTGTCATGGCTCGGTACATCACATAAGAGTTGTAGGGGCGAGCTGGGCTGTGACGCTTCATCTTCTCGTTTTCCATGTAGTACAAGCAAATCTTGGAAGTGTCGATGATGAAAGCGCGTTTGGCGTAGTTAGTCGTGCCACCAAGCGTTGTGCCAATATCGTCCATCGTTGGGTCGTACTTAAATACCAAGCCGCCGAAAGTCAAATCGCCGTGCTTAATATCTGTACCGCGCGTATAACCCGAATCGGTGTAGTAACCACGCGCACGCAGCTCTTTGTTTAAGCGATCCATAAAGTCGCTGCCACACAGGGCTACGTCAGGCTTGCCACCAAAGCGCTGGAGTTGACGAAACTCGGTATTCAAGAAAGCAATAAGTTCATCGCCAGTGCTGGTTGTGGTGATCGAGAGGTTGACGCGGTTACGCCACCAGCTATTTGCTGCCGCGTTTTGGTCGATGCCGCCAACAGTTGAAGAGGCTGCAGCAGGCGCGTCCTTGATGAAAGCGCGAATACCGGCCAATGCGTTTGCATCAGCAGTACCATCGCCCCACAAGAAAGTGTTTAGACCGCGAGCGTAGCCCTCGGCCATATCGCCCAGCTTGTCCTCAAGCAAATTGGCCAGTGCTGTTTCCTCACGACCACGATTGTTTTTCAACGAATCGCTGTTCATGCTGTCAACAACGCTAATCCCATCGCGCTTGAGTTCGGTCAAGGTGACGCCGATACCAATGTGATGCTCTTTCCATGTGTAATTCGCGCGTTTGATCTTCGCGGGGTTCACATAGTTCACAGTGTCATTGTGCGTATAACCGCCCAACGATGAGTCGTACTGACCCTTAACGGCCACGCTAATTGCGCCTTTACCGCCGGGGAAAGTCTTTGCTTTTTTATCTAAGGCAGCCAGCAAAGGCTTGTCTTGGATAGTTGACGAAAACACAGTACCTTTTTCAATGTAATAGTCCAAGGCTGCGTTGGTGATGTTGTCTAACTCTGCTTGTGAAAATGCCATGTCAAATGCTCCGATAAGGTTGGTCGGCTCATGCTCCAGCAGAGGCTTGACGTATCACATCAAGCAAACTCCGTGGCTCTGGAGCGGCTGAGCCATTTACTTTGCCACCCACGGCGGGACGCATCGCAACCCTTGAACCAGCTACTCGCCGCAATGTCTGCGTCACTTGCTCATAAGCACTTTTTGAAAGTGCCAAAGCATCTTCTGCAGTACGCGGCATGCCATTGGTCGCTAGGTGCGCCCGCACGCGGTCTTTTACTAACTCAGCCTTAACGTCAAAATCAGGGTCGTTTGCGCGTTGCGCTGTTTCCCACGCGGCCACCGTACTTGCAATTCTCTGCACATGCTGTTGCGAATCTTGCTCGTTGCGGGTTTGCAACTTGTTTTGAGCAACAATCGCTTCACGCTCTGCAGCGATCTGCTTTTGATACAGTGATTGAGCCGTATCGCGGTCTATGTAGCCTTGCTCAATTCGATCCTCTAAGTCCTCCGGCAATTTCTTGCCAGCGCTTAGTGCTAACGAATCAAGCTTTTTGCTTAAAGCTTCATAGGCCTTGGAAGCATCGCCGGATTTCATTTCTGCCATCAGGAGCAACCCTTCAGCAACCTCTTCAGGTGTGAGCTGGTTGTTATCCATGAACGACTGAATATGCCGGTACTGCTTTGCGTCAGGCTCAAACTCGGCTAACTTCGCCTTGTACTCGTTTCTTTCAGTAACGACCTGCTCAAAGCGCGGCCGCATGTGAAGTGGGACATCTGCATAATCCTCGGCTTTCTTTTCCGTGGATTGGTCAACGACCTCATTCTCTTGACTGTCGGGCAGCGTTTCCGACACACTTTCCTGTGCTTGCGCGAGAGATTTCTCAGACACGCTCTGCACAACGGACAGTAGGCTTTCCTCTGTTTCGCTGGCTAAGTTCTCCGGTGACGAGTCGGCGATTGCATCAATTTTGTCCGGTGACGAGTCGGCATTTGCATCAAGGTTTTCCGGTGACGAGTCGGAATTTGCATCGAATTGCATGGTTGTTACCCCTTAAAAACTCCTGAACCTATTATCGCTGATTGTATGTTGGTTGCGCAACATACAACATACATTACGATCACTGCAAAGGCATCTGTGCGCCTGTAGCGCCCACCGCTGGCGCTTGTGGTGTTGGCGCATTTGTCGCACCTTGCATGCCCTGCCCCATCCCTTGCGCCGCGTTGGCATCTTGCATGCCGTTTTGGGCAACAATTGATTTCACGTTCTCGGTCAAAGCGGCATCCAAGTCCAGTTTGTCATCCATGCGTTTCAGCACTTCTTTGGCAAGCCACGCTGGGTTAATGCCAGGGATTTGAATGATGTAAGGCAGCACGCGCTCTAGGTTGCGCAGCTCGGCGGCCATGTTGGGTTTGCCAGTTGAACCAGCCTCAATTTCAAGCATCACTTCATTGGCAATTTCGCGAGCGGTCAGCTCCGGCCACACTGCACCACGCCCCGCAATGGCCTTGACTTGCTCAACGCTCATTTGCTGCAGCATGACTGCGCCGCTTGCGCGAGCGATTTCAGACATAAAGCTGTCCAGCTCATCGACTTGCGCCCCCAAGGCCGACATGCGAGCCGACTCGGCAATGCTGTTTTCAGTGGCGGTTGAGCCACTGGTGTTACCAAACTGCGCCTCTTGTGCGCCCACCGCGAGCTGCACATCGTCAAAGAGTGTGCGCACCTCATACAAATTGGGGTCGATCCCAACGGTTTTAAGCGGTGTGACTAGATCATCTGACTTTTGACCAGACTGCATGCCTTGGATTGAAATGACGGAGTGGGCAGGGCGCGACACAAGCTTGGCCTTTTCCTCATCTTCAAGCAAACCCGCAGGGGTCAGGTACGCAGGGCGGTTTGCCTTGCGGTGTTCGCGTAAGCCCTCGCGTGCGCGGTTGTACTCAGAGAGCATTGAGCGCATCAGGTGAACGTCTGAAGGCGGGTAAATCTCCTTTTCATGCTCGACCTCATTGCAGACCAGTGCGTAGCATGGCCAGAATGTTTCAAGCGTCAGCTCAGGCGCGGCTGGATCGACTAGAAAATCGTCATAGCCCTTAGCTACCGTGTAGACCATGCCGCTCGGCTTGTCGTAAATTTCGTAGACGCAGACCATGCCATCCGAATCAGCCTTTTTGTCATGGTTATCCGCGCCAAGCTGCAGATAAGAGGAGTCGTGGGAGCGAGCTTTTACATCGTAAGGGGTGTAATTGCTGCCAACATCTTTGCCGTAGATTTCCTCGACCTCATCGCATGTAAAAAACATCTCATGCGCGATCCAGCGAGCGCCGATAAAGCCACGCAATTGCTTGCAGCGCGGGTCAACAATGATGGCCGTGGTGTCTGGGAAGTCAAACATCAGGCCTTCGCGCAAGATAATGTCTGGCTGAGCCGAAAGCTCACGCATCGCAAGCATCAGCTCTTCCATTTCTGCGCTGTTTTCGTCCATTTCCCCCTCGGTATGCTCTTTTGCCAAGCGCTCTAAGTGGTCAATCTGCACCTGAACGTCATTCATGCGAGCGCTTATCTCAGGGCGGCGCTGCATTTCGCGCTGAAAACCGATCTTGACGTACCCAACACCAGTGGTCAGCATGCGGCGCACCAGCGCTTTCATCTGACTTTTGAATGTTGGCTGGCTCTCTTGCATGAAATAGTGAAACAAAATCTCCATTGTGGCGCCGATCTTGGATAGTTTTAAGCGCTCGGCCTGCACCATTTCGTAGTCTTGGATCACCATTGCGGTTGCGGCCGGCACAGGCATCCCGTTTTGCTCGGCCTGATCGCGAATCGACATAGCTTCCGCAATCGTTTCTTGCTTGCCATCCCAGACTTCAGCGTTCAAACGCTCGCGGGGCTTGGCCACGGCACGCGGGTTCTTGGCATAAAGCGCTGCCGTGCGCTGTTGAATGTGACGCTGCGCCAAATTCACAACGTACTTTGATTCATCCCATGCTTCAGGGTCGTAGCCGTAAAAAGCCAAATCCATGTCTGCACGCATGCGATCAAACGCGTCTTTGTGTGCAGACTTAGCGTTTTCGACGCGCGACAAAAGGCTAGTGACTAGGTTGCGGCGGCTTGCGCTCACAGGTTTATCATCTTCAACGTCACCAGCCATAGCCACAATGACACTGATCTCGGCCGACTCGTTCGATTCGTTCTGTTCTTTCATTTCACCACCCTTTAAGTGCTGCTTCTAACGCTTGTGTTTGCTCTCGATACTTGGCCTCAGATTTAAGCCAGCCCAACGTGCCGTAGACCAGCCCATCTTCTTTGACACGCTGCTTTTGTGGGCTTGCCATGCGATCAATTGACATGCCTAGCCACGCCAACGCGTCCACAAAATCGTCGTGGCGTGCATTGGGGAATTTCAACAGCTCGTCACGCGCAGCCATCAACCACGGCGCGTGCTTAGGAAACTTCACTTTCTTCATGCTCATGCGACCCATAATTGACTGCGCACGCTGCACTTTGTTGGCCACTGGCGTGACCTCTTCAATCGAAAAATAGTTTTGCTCTTCTTGCATGCGCTTGCGCAGGAAAGGTGCGATCGACTTCGTGATGTGGCCGCGCTCGGCAAACCAGAGCATCGGCTTGTACTGCTTAGCTAAGCGCAGCATGGCCTCGACTTGCTTATCTGCGCCAGCCTTTTCCCACCAAACGTCCAGTATGTACAGATCGCCATAGCTGTCCACGCCCCCGACAATCATTACCGTGGCATCGTTGCGGGTCTTGTCCTCGCCAATCGCGTGATCGCTGGCTGCGTAAATGCGCAAATCCGCAGGCTTTTGATTGCGCTCGTAGGTCGTAATCCAATCGCTGCGAAATAGATCGCCATCATCAGGCGAGGGCTGCTGCTGGTAGAGCGCCGAAAAGCCCTTGGCATCGAGGCTACGCGCGGCATTTAGAAACTCAAGATCAAAACGCTCAGGCCACAAGGCCTCACCGGCCGCGCGACCCAGTGGATCGTTATCAATGGCAATAGCAGGCAGATTGATAATCTTCCATTTGGCCGCTTCCATTTCCGAATAGCAAGGGTTGCTTGGATCAGTGAGTCTGCCAATCAAATCGTCCTCATGCCAGCGCGTATGCACCACCACAACACACGCAAACTTGGTCATCAAGCGCGTCATAGCCACTTGCGTGAACCAATCCCAGAGCTTTTGTCGCAGCGCTGGGCTTTGCGCCTCTTCCGCATCCTTAATCGGATCATCAATGATGAGAACATCTGCGCCGCGCCCTGTGATTGAGCCGCCGCGCCCGACAAAAGCGGCCATGCCACCGTCTTGCGACTGCAGCTTTTCGCGGCTCAAGCCACCCGCGCGAAAGCGAAACTTGGGGAACACTTGCTTAAAGCTAGATGACTGCATGATGTTGCGGCAATCAGATCCAATGTCCTGGCTAAATGGTTCGTTGTATGTCGCAAAAATGATGTTGCGATACTGATCGCGACCCAGCAACCAAGGGATAAATCGACGCGAAATCAGCTCAGTTTTGCCGTGGCGTGGGGGGAGCGTGACGATTAAGCGCGGAATGTGGCCGCGCTCGACCTTTTCTAGCACCTTGGCCAGCGCTCGATGGTGCTTGGAGTCCTTAAACATTGATATTTCAATGTTCTCCGGCTCTTCAACGTCCGGCATCGTGAATTTAACGAATTTTAAGTAGTCATCGCGTGATTCGATGGCCAGTTTTGCACGCATTGCGGCCGCGATACGACGCTCCAGCGCAGACATTTGCTCAAGCGCGGGGGCGTCTACCTCTTCTTGCGGCTCGACAATCTCTTCAATGGCCATATCGCGAATTATTTAAAGCGTGCAAGCTGGCGAAACACAAATTGCTTAAAGCTTTCCCACTCGTATTTAAGAAATTCAATCATCGGTCTGCCTTTTGGTCGATTTTGTCAAAGAGCCTGCTAATCATCATCTCCAGTTTGTCAAAACGCTTATCAAACTCTGCGCGAATAGTGTCTACCTCAGATTTTTTGACATAGGTTTCGCTTACATGAAGCTTTTGATTGTCTATATCCACGCGCAGCTCCTTGACCGCATCCCAGAGCTGGCGTGCAAACCAGCCAAAGGCTGCAATGGCCGTGCCAATGCCGGTATTGATTAAATGCTGCATATCCATGAGGCTGCCTTGTTTGCAACGGGTTAAAACACAACGGGCATTGGGGTAAAGCTGGCTTCGCTGTCATCTTCAGGCAATTGCGAGCCACCGCCGAAGCCGACTGCAAAAAGTTGTCCGTCATCTAACAACATGACAATGCCTTGCTCTGAGCTGCCGCCGTATGGGCAAATGTCAACGACTGTGCGATTGCCTGTCAACATGATGCTGTTGGAGTTAGTTCGTACAGTTACGTCACCAACGCCTAACGCGCCGTTGCCGTTGTAGCCCCAAACGCGAACGACACCTGTAGTGAGCAGTGCAGCACCAAAGTTATATGTACCGCTGCCGCCGTGGATAGCTTTAGTAATGCCAGTGCCGCCAAACGGAATCTGAGTAAATGTTCCTGTGTTTGTTCCGACAGGATTAACGCCGTTTGCCCAATACTCGCCGTAGCCGCACGCCCAAAGGGTGTTGTCGGTCTTTTTAATATAAGTAATGTTGTAGTCGTATTGCCCGATATAAACATCTGATACGCCAGTAGCGACAGACTGAACCGGTGTGAATTGATTGGATAACGTGCCGTTTCCTAGCTGGCCGTAGGTATTTGTACCCCAAGCGTGCAAGTTGCCAAGGCTATCAATAGCCATGGCGTAATTCGGGCCTGCAAAAATCTTTGTAATGACTTTGCCCGCTAATGACCCGCCAGTGCGTAATGTTGCAATGGTTGCGTTTGTTGTGCCACCATCACCTAATTGACCATCTCCGTTATACCCCCAAGAGTACAAAGCGCCAGCGCTAGTGCGTGCGTAATAAGACGTATATGCCTCACGCCCAGCCTTAATCTCAACAATATTGGCAAGTACAGGCAATTGCGCAAAGCGAGAAGAGTTGGTTGTGCTGCCATTGCCAAGCTGGCCGTAAGCGTTGTACCCACACGCATGCACAGTTCCATCGCTGCATAAAACGAGAGTGCTAAGTGTGTTTTGCTGGCCGCACTGGAGAGCAATTTGTGTAACGGTCTTACCAAAAATTGAATTTGCAGAGTCGGCACTTGCATTAAACGGTACGCGAGTAACAAGAAGGTTTCCGTTTCCGCATGACCCGTAATCGTTATTACCCCATAACCAGAGTTGACCGTTGTTATCAATGCAGGCGGCCTGCATGTCGTACCAATAATAGAGTTTCGATGCGCCCGAAAAGCCCGGAGGAAATGCCGTGCGCGTTGGGTACGAGCGTGAAAATGTTGTGCCATCACCTAGCAAGTAATAGCTCTGTTGCCCCCACGCGCGGATTGATCCATCCGTCATGATGACACCAAACTTTCGGTACGAATTTGGCTGTATGCCAGAGGCATTTTCAGGCAGTCTTAACACCTTAGTTGCAGAGCGCACTTGCGGTGTTGCCCAGACAGGCAGGCCACCAGCGCCAACCGTCAGCACTTGGCCAGTAGTACCGGCAGGCAATGCAACAAGACCTGAGCCGTTGTTGTACAGAATTTGGCCGCTACTGCTTGATACGCCTGTTGTGCCTTGCGCAAACAAATCCCACGACACATGCGCGTCGTTGGGAGTTACCCCCACAGTGTTATCAGCAACGCACACAAAAGTGCTACCCAAATATGACACAACATCTTGCCGCATATAAGTGGTTGCGGCGCTATAGGTTGAGCGCCATTTAAACGCAACTTTTCCAAGCGATACGGTTGTCATTTATCTTTCCTTTAAAAAATTATTGGTGCTGGGGCAAAACGCGATTCCGCATCATCATCCCCGCCCATGCCGTAAGTACCTATGCCATGCGTCATTACTTGACCATCTGACGTTAGGCAATACAAGCTGCCGCTCCCAGCACCAAAATTAGTACCGGCCTCGAAATCGACAACGGTTTTGTCAATCAGTAGATATTTATTTGGGTAATTTGTTGTGGTGTTGTAACCATCGCCAACGTGACCGTTTGCGCCATAACCCCAGACAACAACCTTACCGTCATTGCGTAGCGCCACGGCAGTCGAGTAAGCGCCGTAGCCATACATGCGCAGCTTAGTAATGCCAGTTAAAAATGAGTCACCAATCGTGATCCATGTTTGTCGGTTTGCTAGAGTGCCGCCAATGCCTTGCCCGTTATATCCTTCCCACTTGACCGTGCCATCATTCATTAAGGCCATCATTGTGTTCCAGCCAGCGTTTGCCTGAGCAAACGCCACACCATCTAAAACCTTGATGGGGTAGATAGCATTGGTTTGGTAGGAGGCCGTGGTGTAAGAAATGCCAAAGCCATCGTTATAACCACCGCCCGCATCTCCCCAGCACCACATCTCGCCGTTATCTAACACGACCCCGTAGCGCCTAATTGCTGGGCTTTGAGTGTTACCCTCCCCATCTGTGTAGCTGTAATAAGTCTCGCACCCAAAGACCTGCTTGACGGTTTTGTTAAACCCCCAAGGCATCACTGGA